GTTAGGTAATACTTCTAACAAGGCCTCGATCTGCGCACTATCAACTGAAGCGATCTGTGCCTCAAATTGTAGTGCCCCGCCATTGTAACCGTTGACAGGCTTAACGATCTTCACCCAGTTTATCTCCACATCAGAGAGGATTGAGAAGGTGCCGTTACGCGTGTCGCGGGTTTCTACGAAATTAGTCGTCATTGTTATATCCTTTCAAAGATATAGGTTAAGGAACTGCCTCATCAGTGCATGGAGTTCACCCCATACAGACTCCCACGCAGGGAGTTTCGGCTAATTGTTAAACCAGTAGGCTATTGCGCCTGCAAACAAGAGGCAACAGAAGTATGTGAAGATAACTGTCATTACATCTCCTCTTCATCATAGACAACCTCGGCAAACTCTTTGTCTCGCAGAGCTTGTTCGGCATCATCTGGACCCCAAACAGTTGCCACTTCGCCCTCTTTCCTAAGAAACTTTGAAGGCTGTTTTTCTACGGCATTACATACTTCGAGTATCCATCTATCTCGCACTGCAAGGTAAGCATTGCATCTAGCTAATGCTTCTTGATTAAACTCATCTTGGGAATCAAAGTCTAAACGCTTTTCATTACCAGCTAAGTTAACAGCTTCTTCGATGTCTTCCATCACTTCATCTGGATCTCTGATATCTTCAAAGTCCTCATTTATAACATGTAGTGAGTTGTTACAGAAGGCATGGAAGTCATTAGAGATGTGATCTAGATCGTGAGGCACTTTGCTTAAGATACCATTGATGGTTCTATTACACATATTGACTCGCTCTGTAGCTTCTTTGAGAGCTTTCTTTGCTGTCCTCAAATGTGTTATTGTTTCAGCGATATTCATAGTGAACTCCTTTCAAGAGCGTTAGGATTAGAAGCAATCCACCGTGACACACCCATTACGGGTGCGCCCCAGAAGTTAGCTTAACTTAAGAACAGAAAACAACTGCAATCGCATCCAGTCATCTTCGATATCCCATTCGGGAACAGTTCCTAGGTCGCCGCCCATTATCCCGACATGCATTACTTGGATAAAGTAGGCATTCAACTTACCACGAGACAACTCGGCCTCTTCGGTACCAAACCCTTCCCAGGCTCGCAGGACGTTGACCATCAACTCATCGAGGGAGTCATGGTCAAAGTGAGACTCATACTCCCCAGACTTGAGGCAGGCCTTCGCCAGAGCAACACCAACTTCAATATCCTCGGATATCATCGACTCAAAATACTTTTTCATAGAAGGCTCCTTTCAAGAGCAAACACACGGAACCCCCGCGCAGGGAAGGAAACAAAAAGCAACCCACCACAACCCAAACCCCCCGAAGGGAGCAGGGCTGAAGAAGCCAGCTTAAGCAGGAGAGACCGCACAGAACCAGCGACCACCCGCCCACGAGCCACGGACGCCAAGACGGCAAGGCGCACCAGACCGAACAAGGGAGCGAAGCTCAGAGACCAGAGCAGACACCGCCGCAGGAGGCAGAGAGCCAACGCGACAAACCACAGGCACAGAACAGCCAACCGACCAGACGAGAACCGAAGAGGAAGACGCCTCCCACCCAAGCCGGGCAAGAGAAACCACGCCACCCCAAGACACACGGGACAGCGGAGCCAACGACACAGGAGCCGAAGGAACAACAGGAACCGCAGCAGCGGCAAGAAGAAGACCAAAAGAAGAAGAAGAAGAAGCCATGAAAGACACCCCACAAAAAAGAACCACGCCAGGACCCCGACGCCGGGAAGAGAAACGGGGGGGCGCACACCGAAAAGAAGGGGAACACCAACACCCACACACACACCTAACCACACAAGCGACCTAACCTCTCTAAGGATTAACCCCCGTAGTCCCTAAATCCTTCAACCTAAAAAATTATTTTATTTTTTACAGAAAAGTCAACCCCATATAAATAAGGCATATTCCTATAGTCCCTTATTAAAAGGATTTTTTTACGTAATGACGAGGATAGCAATGAATATAATAGTAGAAAAGGTGAGTAAATGGGCAGAGTTAATTCGTAAAAGGGTTAATATGAATGCTACAGTGCGTGAACTCCACTTATTAAATGATTATCAATTAAAAGACTTGGGAATATCCCGAGGTCAAATTGAAAGTGTCGCCAGAGGAATTATAGATTTTCACAGGACTGTAAGAGATACTAAGGGCGCAAAGCCTCTCAGCGAAGAAGCAAAGGATACTATACCTTCTGCTGCAGACAATAAACACTAACTACAATATTAACCAAGAGAGTAGGGAGGAGAGCATTATGTTCGGTTTACCACTAGAATTAATTACGATGTTGTTCTCAACACTGCTGGGCGGTGTTATGTCCATTTGGGGACAGAATAATAAGAACAAAGCTAAGCAGAATGAAATGCTTATGCAGAGGGCTAACTTCCAAGCAGATCAAGTTGATAAGGCTAGGTCTGCAGGAAAGAACGACTCTCATTTTGCGTGGACACGTAGACTGATAGCGCTCTCAGCGGTGTTCTCTATTATTGTGTTACCAAAAATAGTTGCCGTATGGTATCCTGAAGTCAATGTGATTGTAGGGTATACAGAAGTACAAGGCGGGTTTACCAACTGGTTATTTGGACCAGAGGAAGCAATACAGTGGAAATCAGCTACGGGCTTTGTAATAACGCCTTTAGATACACATATCGTATCGGCTATAGTCGGACTATACTTTGGGGCGGGCTTTACAAAATGAATAAGGAAAAAGAGAATTGGCATATGTCAAAAAACATACCACTAACTTTTGTGTTAACTATTATAATGCAGACAGTGGCACTGGTGTGGTTTATCTCTGCACTCAATACTGACGTAGAATATAATTCAAAACAAATTATACGTAATGAAACTCGTATTACAGGCTTAGAAAAGATAGTTCAACAGCAGGCCGTAACTATGGGGCGTATTGACGAAAACATAAAATCTATTAGACTAATGATGGAACAAATAGTAGCAGATAGTAGGAGTAGCATACAATGAGTGAACTCAAAGGAAAAGATGCACGATTAAAAAACGCAGGAGTTTCAGGCTACAACAAGCCTAAAGCCACCCCTAGTCACAAAACTAAGTCTCATGTTGTAGTTGCCAAAGAAGGTAGCACAGTTAAGACTATAAGGTTTGGTGAGCAAGGAGCAACCGGGAGTCCTGATGGCTCTGCTCGTAATAAAGCTTGGAAAGCACGACATGCCAAAAATATAGCTAAAGGTAAGATGTCAGCAGCCTACTGGGCCAACAAGGTAAAATGGTGATGGTATGGCTAATAAGCTAAATGACAGTTCTGAATTTACTATACCCCTGAAAAACCTCTTAGGTTTAATAGCAGGGACAGCAATATCCGTTTGGGCTTACTTCGGTATTATGGAACGTTTATCTTTCATAGAAAATGATATAGACGTTATAACTGTTGAAGTTGAAGAAAACGATACTTGGATAGATGAGTGGGCACCCCCTCCTTCTGTGCAAGACAATATTAAGCGAGTTAGAGATTTAGAGTTACAGCTAGTTGAAATGAAACTAAAGATACAATTTTTACTTGCTAGGAGATAGTGTACTATGCGAAAAATTTTAGATTGGCTTGAAGAAAAGCTATACGGCTTATATGACAACAACATACCTCGGTACCTTAGGGGTAAAAAATAATGAGTAAACCAGGATTGTATGCAAACATACACGCAAAGAAGAAACGCATTAAGGCGGGATCTGGCGAAAAAATGCGCACTCCAGGATCAGCTGGTGCGCCTACTGCGCGTGCATTTACCGCTTCCGCTAAAACTACAAAGAAAAAGAAATCTAAATCGAGGGCAACATAATGGCAGCAGGAATGAAACACTACTTACCAAATGGTAAAGAGTATAAAGGGCCTACGCACAAGACAAATGGAAAGCTAATGACTGGAGCTAAACATACTTCCTCCAGCAAAAATTTGGGGCACAAACCAAAAGGAAAAGCAAAATGAGAAAATACCTTAGGCGTATTGTATGCGCAATCTTAAACAGGACTTGTCCTTGCGCTAAGTGTGAATGTTAAAGTAATCGTCTGGCACTAACGAAAAGTGCTACGCCACGAGGTCTCATGACCTCATCTCGTTATGTTGTTTTTGCAGAAGGAATTTCGCTACCGTTAAGCTGAACACTGGGCAGGCGTCTAGGTCGGGGGAGGCCGTAAAACCCCTCCTCCGCACCTTACTTAAGGATTACTATGGATAACAAAAAGAAGGAAGCTAGAGCACAGTTGGAGGCTCTACGAGAACTAAAGAGACGGCAGAACTTAAAAGACTATGCCGAAGACTTTGAAAAGTTCTCAGAAGAACAGATAAGAATCATTACTAAGGACGCGACCAAAGGCTTTGTGCCCTTCAAATTTAATGAAGCTCAACTTATTATAAACGAAGCCCTTGAAAAGCAAAGAAAAGAGACAGGCAAAGTTAGAGCAATCATACTCAAAGCCCGGCAACAAGGTATTTCTACTTTTTGTGCTGGCAGAGTGTTCTGGAAGACTTACTTTCAGCAGCATACTAGGTCTGTGGTTATGGCACACGATAGTGCTACATCAGACTCTTTGTTTACTATGAGCAAGAACCTCATCAAAAACATGGAGCGAGGACTACAACCTAAGTTGGAGAAAACTAACGCTAAAGAAATTATTATTCAAACACCCGCTTACCCCGATTCTGACGCATCAGGATCCTATCGACTCTATACCGCTGGTTCTCCAGAGGCCGGACGGGGCACTACTCCTACTATTTTGCACGGATCTGAGGTAGCCTTTTGGCAGCATGACGCTAAGATTCTTGCAGGACTATTCCAAGGTATCTCTCAATCTGACGGTACAGAGGTAATCATTGAGTCCACAGCAAATGGCGCATCCGGTGAGTTTTATAGACTCTACCAAGCGGCAGCAGCAGGAGATTCGGATTATATTGCAATCTTTATACCTTGGTTTAAAACACCAGAGTATTACAGGGCAGTGCCAGAAGCCTTTGAATTAACCTTTGAAGAAAAAGATTACAAAGAAAAGTATGAGCTGAGCGATGAACAACTTTACTGGAGACGGTTAAAAATCGTTGAAGGTGGGGTAGACAAGTTTAGACAAGAGTACCCCGCCAACTCAGAAGAGGCCTTCTTGGTTTCTGGTGCTTCTGTGTTTGACTCAGAGAAGATCAACTCTTTTGTGCCTGTGCAGCCGATTGCGCTACGAGGATACAACAGTGAGTTAGGCTCTTTTGATGACAGCCCTAGGGGCAACCTTGAAATATGGATACCGCCAGACTGGCAAGACAACTACATTATTGGGGCAGACGTTGCGCTGGGAGTTAAACAAGACTACAGTACAGCTATTGTGTTAAATACCAAGGGGCATATTTGTGCCATGTATCGGGACAACACTGTAGACCCTACTTTATACGGCGAGCATTTATTTTACCTCGGTAGGTACTTTAATAACTCTCTGTTAGCAGTAGAATCTAATAGTATGGGTGTAGCTACATTACAAAGGCTCAAACAAATGAGCTACGTCAACATGTATTACGAGACCAAAGCGGCTAAATTGAGTTCGGAAGAGGGTCAGACCCCCGGTTTCAGGATGACACACGGGAGTAAACCCCGCGTTATAGGTCAGTTAAAAAATGCGGTTGAAGAAGAAGACATTTGGATCCCGTCTAAAACAATTTTAAATGAGATGAAAACTTACATTTCCACGTCTTCCGGTAAAACCGAAGCACTTCAAGGTCATCACGATGACACTGTTATGGCTCTCGCAATTGCTTGGGAGGCCTACAGAACAAACATTGATAAGTTATCAAATCAGAAAGTTGATTGGCGACAAAAGAACTTTGTCAACGTCAACATTGAGGACTGGATATAATGCCAAAGACAAGCAAACAAATAGAAGAGATCCGACAGAGGATGATGAAAGATCCTCGACAGGCCAACTTTGCCCAACATATGATTAACCCTGAGACTGAAGAGGGACAGCAAAAGATAAAGAATTTTCAGGCAGCAGGGGTTAAGGCATCAGCCGAAGCACGACTAAAGAAGAAAGAGCGAGACATTAGGATTAAAGAGAAGGCAGCCGAAATGGCAGAAACCTTGGAAGCAATCAACTCTGTAGCTCAAGACCCTTTAGACATTATGAAGCTACTTATGCATGAAGCAATGGAAGAAGGTGACCGAGAGGAAGCTTTTAAAATTGCTAAAGAGCTAGGGGAATATAAAGCACCAAAGAAAACACGAGTCGAATCTATTACTACAGAAAAGACCAGTGCAGACTTAAGTGTAGAAGAATTAGAAGAATTAGCTCAACTCAAAAAAGACTTAGGAGGATAACATGTCAATGTACCGAGCCTCAAAAGGCGTAAAACAAAAGAATGGTAAAACATGGGATCCTACTACTAAGTCTAAAAATTCGGTGACACAGAGTCGCAAGAATGAAGTAGAGATTAAAGAGCCAGAGTTTGCCCGTGCCCACCGCGAAGAATGGCGGAAAGAGGGAAAAGACGGGCTACACAGCTGAACCTCATGCTGTCCTCTAGGCCTCGGGGTGCCTTTGGTTCAAAAACCCCGAACATACTTTAAATACCCATGTGGGTGATAGATAGATAGGAGGCCTATATGGGCGATTATATGAAAGGTTACCGTGAAAAAGTAACTGACGAACAACTAATAAATCTAGTTGCGACAGGAGTGGCCAACTCAGTAGGAGACTTTCTAAATTCTTCTGAGCTAGCTAACGACAGGCTACAATCTACATTTGAGTATGCGGGTGTTCCAGAAGGACACTTACGCCCTAATGGTGTTTCTAAAATTGTATCATCAGATACAACAGAGACCGTAGAAGCTTATCTCGCAATTATTTCAGAGTTGATGTTTAACAACAATCGACTTGCAAAGTTTAAATCCTGGTCAGCATCTCCGATGGCAATTGCCGCCGCCAATGATGCGTCTGACTTAGTTAACTACACTATCTTTAAGAAGAACAACGGATGGGAACTTCTAAACACTTGGGTCAAGTCGGCTCTACTTTGGAAAAACTCTGTTATTCGTTGGGATTTTGTGGAAGACAAATCTACTAGCTTTGAAGAATATGAGTCTCTTACGGAGGAAGCTCTTGATCTTAAGCTGTCAGACAAAGACATTGAGGTTGTAGGCGAGTTAAGTTTTGATCCCATGACTAATACATACGCAGACGTTCGTTTGAAAAGAACGTATGACATGTCTAAGGTTAAGATCGAAAACGTACCGCCAGAGAACTTCTTAATCTCACGAGATGCAGGTAGTATTGAAGACGCTAATTTTGTAGCAATTCAGGTAGAAATGTCTCGTTCTGATATACGCAAAATGTATCCAGAAATCGCAGAGAATATGGAGGACTGGGCAGACTTACCTAGCACTTCAGAAGACCGTGCTGCTTATTCACAGGATGTTGCTGTGCGCAAGCGAGTAACTGGACAAACTTATTACCAAGGAATGAATACCGAAAACAATGACATCTCTCTGGAGGCTAACCGTAACGTAGCGGTGACTGAATGCTGGATGCAAATTGACCGTGATGGTGACGGTATTGCAGAACTAAAACACTTTATTATTGCAGGAACAACTATCCTACACGAAGAAGATGCTAGTTATGTGCCCTTGGCTTCCTTAAGCCCATTTGAAATTCCTTACGAATTCTTTGGCCTTTCCGTAGCTGACATGACCCGTTCTACTACCCTTACTTCCACTGCTATTTTGCGTGGATTTGTAGAGAACACATACCTAACTAACTACTCACCTAAATTAGCTGATCCTAACGTAGTGGATTTTTCTGCGCTGCAAAACATGCGGCCTAAGCAGATCATTCCTACAAACGGTAATCCTCAAGGTGCAGTAGCAGACTTGCC